GAGACCGCCTCCATACATGACGAAGTTGACAGTCACCTTCTCACCAGCCATCTTATAGAGAATGGCGTCTGCGCCTGTAGGAACTTCGTTGAAGGCCAGGCCATTCTCCACATCCAGGATCTCGAAGCCGTTGCGTTTCGAGGCGCGGAAGTCGCGGACATCGAAGATCTGCTCCCATCCGGTATCGAAAGGCGTTTCGAGCCTGTACTTCTCTATGAGCGGCAGGATACTCGTGGGGAAGTCCCCTGTGGTGGCAAGATGTTGAAAAGCCGCTCGTAGTTCCAGATTTTCATCGGGTGCCCTCATAACATGATTGAGAGCTCCGACTAGTTGACGCCGAGATTCGGGGTTGCTGAAATCAACCACGTCCCAGTTGAAAAGTGGCGGCATAACTAATACCTCCTTTGGAGTTCTCAATTCACTAGGATACGATACCTAGTGTGCCATCGAGGGAGATCATCACCTCTTCATCGCCCAACGCGGAGTCCTGAACGACATGGCCGCAGAGGGTGTTACCAGACGACTCCTGCGTAACCTCAGCCTCGGATTCGTCGAAGTACACTTTTTCTTTGTCAGCGTAGTAGCCCGTGGTTGCTTCGAGGCAAGGCACAGTAACCATAGGAGCCTTGACAAGCATGGCACATTGGTCGCCTGCACTCGCAGCAGTCATAGCTATACAGACTACATCGTTGATCTTCACCATCTGGCCCTGGGTATAGCCGCCAGAAGGTGCCTCTACGTCATTCGTTTCACATTTCCAGAGGGGGCTATGAAGTTGAAAGCCGGTAGTAGCTGCACCGGGGATAGTCATCTTTCATGTCCTCCCTTTCATTTTTCGGCTGCGGCGGCAGCAAGAGCAGCCTTCCCACCCGGAATAACCGGGTTTACATCCGGATCAGTAAGATCGCCTTTAACAGGCTTGTCACCAGTCCCGCCATGACCATCTTCCTTAGCCGGTTCTGGTTCCTCTGTCTTGGCCCCAAGGATCTTGGATATGCTCTCGAACTCCTTCAGCTGGTCGTCCGTGAACATGCCTAGATCCTTCTTCAGATCATCCTCGCCTTCAGCTTCTGTCTCAAAGCGCCCAAGGTTCCTCTCGATAAACGCCTTTTGCGCCTCAGTCAGTTTTCTGTCGGCAGCGAGAGAGGAGAAAACATCTTTAGATCTGCTTAGAGTGGTTGCCTTGACCAGATCCTTGACTTTCGCCTCCGAAGCATCGAGCTGTTTGCCCATATCCCCCAGACGCTTCTCTACACGTTTGGCGTGTTCATACTCAGTCTGCTTCTCGCTTCGGATAACCTTCTCTACACACGGGTCTTTCTTGAGGTCCGCCTCCGAAAATACATCCGAAGGTAAAAAGTCACCCTCTGTGATTGCCGCCTTCAATTCTTCGAGAGTCATAACGCCCTCCTTCTTATGGGTAAGTTTGTCGCTGAATGCCTGAAAAGCACCCAGTAAGGTTGCGCCTGGAAACCCTGGCATATCTACATCATGCGTGGACAGCGCTATGCCAGTAACATCATCTATATCGACAGCGACAGCATCTGTGTCGCCTTGCTTCCTATAAGTAACATTTGTCTCGATTGACGCAATGTCGTACTTCTCCTCCTTGTGCTCAGGGTAGATATGCACCGCCACGATGGAGTGAAGTTTCTTGTTTATCTCTTTAAGCGTAGAAGCGACTACTTCGCCAATCTGCTTTCTGCCCGCATGTTCGTTGGTCGCGGCATGGCGATTGAAGACTTGCAGACCTGGTAGAATCTTGCCGGAGAGTTTGCGTATTACATCCTTGAAATACTGCATTGAGATTTGGCCAAAACCTACTTTATTCGCTGCTGCTTTTCCCTCATGGCCGACTGAGAAAACTTTGAAGAGGGGGTTGGGATCAGTTTCTTTAATAAGGGCGAGCGCGTCGGGCGGGACCATTGTCTCGACCTCAGACTGGGCCATGTGCTGGAGATCGGCGCGGAGGAAAGTATGTTGAAGGGATTGGGAGTGTTTGATGGCCCGCATCTGGCGCAGAGCCTTCTGACGCGCCCGCTCTTTAGAAGATTTGCTCCCTGGTTTGTATGTATAGCAATGACCGGATTCGCCCCACTTGAAGCCAGGAAGACCGTCACGCCTGCAAGACATGATAGGCATTGTTATCCCCCTGTTTCAGTAGTGATCTGGTTCGTCTGCTCATTCTTCTGCCCCAAATTCTGTGTCAGATGGACTCTACGCTCTTTCGGCTCAGCCTCTTCCAAGCGCTCCATCTCTTTTTCCTTGTCTATGTCCGGAACACGGCCAAGGAATGTTTCGAGGCTGATTGCGCCTGCTACGAAGAGAGGTAGCCATGTCTCCGCCAACTCTTTGATCTTGGCTGCGCTGATGTCTGGTATGTCCACGCCGATGGCATTCACGTCGAAGCCGGTCTGAAGGTTGTTATTGGCGAGGGTGAGGACTTTCTGGAACATCTCCTCGTAGGCGCCTATCCAGATTCGGCGCTCTTTGACTGTGGACGCGCCGATAAGCTCCATGAGATTTTCGGCCACAGCGCGGTTGGACATAAGATCGGGAAGGCCGAGGAAGTGGACGGGTACGCCGGTTGTGCCGGAGATCATCTTGGCATGGGTGACGATTTCGTCCTTGATAGAGTCCATCGCGCCGGGAGGTAGGCCGACAAGCTTATAGTTGCTGTGCTCGCCAGCCATGACGATTGCTTTGCCTATATTCCATTTAGTGGCGGCGATCCAAGCCTGAATCGCCTCTGCTTCCTTCTTTGTGGTGCATTGAAAGAAAGGAGTAGGAAGGAAGTAATGGTTGACTTCGCGCCAGTCGCGGAGAGCCTTGTCCAAGCCTTCTATGCTGCCAAGGGCCGAGGCGACTTTGCTGGGTGTTTCATCCACGTTCGCAATGCGGCCACCAAAACGCTTGTAGACGAATTCGGGGGCGTTCAGGACGATTTCCTCCCTGCCGTCTCCAGGTTTCCACACAGCTTCGGCGTAGGATGCGTAGTCGTCGGGCGCTCGAAGTTTGATCTTGTAGTCTGTGCCCTGCCAAGGAACGAAGAGGGGCTTTATGCGTTTCATGCGACCTTCAAGGAAAGTGTCGCCACCTGCTATCTCTATGTCGTTGACAAGTTTCAGGCGGCAGAGGAACTTGCCCTCTATCTCTGCTTCTTTGGCCCAGTCTTGAGGTACTTCCTCATCTATGTTGAACTCGTCCATCCATATCTGGATGGCTTCGAGCTCTTTTCCTTTGTCCTTCTCCTTCATAAAGGGTTTGACGCCCTGGCCGATGATGAAGGCGGCCCGGATGTCTACAACATTGCGTGTTTGCAGGCAACCCCAGTCGGCCTTGTTGTTGTACTTCGCGGAGAGGGCGCGGACTGCGCCGTCGTAAGTCGGGTAAGGATTGCCTCGATAGGCGAGGCTGGCGGAGTCTACATTGGTGAGGATGTCGAGACTGTGCGCAAGCTCGGCGCGGAGCTTCTCTACTTCCTCGAAGGAAGCAAATTTGCCTACGAAAGGTATCTTGAATGTGCGCATGTCTTTATCGTCTCGGACTAGCATCGAACCCGCCCATAATTGCGAATTCGGGTTCGGGGAAGAATGTCAAAGCAACTGCATCGGCCCAGTCGGGCGATCTGCCAAGATCCTCTTTGATCTTGTCTTTTGCAAGGATGAAGATTTTGCCATTAGAGCGTTGTCGCCATTTGGTACAAGCGAGATCGGCAAACAGTTCATCGCAGGGAGGGAGGGCAAGAGTCCCTCCAAGGTTCGGATCAAGTGCGTCACGGAGCGCCCAATAGCAATATGCCCGCATGTTGAGAAATCGGCGCTCTTCCGTAGCGTCTGTGAGTCCTTCAGCAGATAGGCTAAACTTAGCGGATACAACGTTCTGTCCCTGTTCTTCCAGGCGGGAGAAGACCCCTGCGCCTTCCCCTATTGTGTCTATTAAACCAACATCTTCAGAGCCTGTCAAGAAGTTTTTTATCAAACCCGCGGCTTCCATGTGATCAGTTATATGCCCGTGGAAGCGTATCTCTTCTATGATGTTGCCGTAGCGGTGAGCCGTGACTGTGTTATCTGCGCCGATGCCCGCGATGTCAGCGCCTAGGAGAAGAGGGCCTTCCTTCTTTCCATGTACCTTCTTCCAGCGTTCTGCAGCGGCATCGAGCCAGGGACGGGGGATAAGGGAGTCTGTGCCCGCGCGGGGGAATTGGCCCATGACTTTGATAAGGAAGATATCGGATGGGCGATACCACCGGCCTTCCCATTGGAAGTCGAACTGCCTCGTGTCGGCTTCGGCTGCGTCTATAGGAGACGCCCAGCCTTTCTTATGCACTTTGCCGTCTACCCAATCCCAATCCACTTGGCCGGGGTAGATGAGCTGTTTGGCAACAACGTTCGGTGCAACCAAGCTGTTCATGTGGAACTTCACATATTGAGGGTCGGAGAAGTGTTCATAGAATGCGCCGATGTTCCAGTTCGGGTTGCCTATCTCAAAGAGGCGGGAGTTACCGGTAAGTAAGCTTTCTATTGCGTCGAAGGTTTCCTGCATGATGCCGGACGCTTCAGTGACTACGACCATGATGTTGGGAGAGTGGTAGCCGGTCCAAGCTTCGGTATCTTTATCGGCAGCTTTGAAGACTTCCATGTACCAGACAGGATCGTCGAACTTGATGCGTGTGGCGAGAACTTCGCCGCCGAGGGTCGGGTAGCCAAGCTCTTTCAGTCTTGCATTCGCCTTGTGGTAGACGGAGGCGACTTCCGCCATCATAATGGAGGTTGCCTGTCTGCCGGTTGGGGCGGTGCCGATGACTTTGGAAGGGTAGTAGAGTTGGAGGAAAACAATGGAGGCGACTGCAGCCACATAGTCTTTGCCCCGGCCATTGCCGGAGCGCACTACCACTTTCGTGTTGTTCTGCACGGCACGAAGAATTTCCTGCTGTTCTTTGTCCAGGCGAACGCCCAGTACATCTCGCGCAAACTTGTTCCAGTCCTTGCGGAGGGCTGCGAAAGTGGCTGCATCCATACTAAGTTGTTCGGTTGCGGTTTGTGTCTGGGTCAGGATGCTTTCCCCCTTCTCGGACTCTCTTGTAGCATGGAGTACAGCTGTAGTCAACAAAAAAAGACTTGACACGGGGAAATTTTTGTGCTATAAGGCGCGTCAGAAAAAGGAGGGAAAATCCAATGGGGAATCGCACTGTATTACACTCAGCAGAGGATTTGGCTCGGCGGCGGGCGGAAAAGGGGGATCTCTATCTGCGGGTCGTGGAGCCGAGGTTGGGTGAGATAAGGGAAATCGCGGAAGATGGGGGGACAGTACAAGAGATTGCCAAGCATTTGGGGATCGCTGCCTCTACTCTACACAGCTATAGAAAAAAGCATCCGGAATTGGCAGAGATCCTTGACTTGGGTATGGCCGTCGCTGATGACTTCGTCGAGAACGCTCTCTTTCAACGTGCGGTTGGGATGAAGGTTGTCGAAGAGACCATCGTCGAGAGCGGGAAATCCGAGGTGGATTCTGTGAGAAGGGTAACAAAGGAATTGCCGCCTGATGTTGGGGCATGTAGCATGTGGTTGAAGAACAGGCGGCCCGAATCGTGGAAGGATGCGCAGGAGTTGGACATAAAGACACCTAAGACGCTTGCGGCGCTGGTGCAGCTGACAGCGCCCACAGAGCCGCAGCCGGAATTGCCGGAGGGGGATAGGAAACAACTGCCTAACGAACCCCTTATGGTTACAGGAAGTCTAGAGAATAAGTCTGATCCTGACGAAGAGGCAGAGGACCAGGAGGACAGCGAGGAGATACCAACGCACTCAGAATACATGGAATCTGACGGCTCCCACGATGTCCTTTATCCAATAAAAGGGGAGGACAGATGTGCCGAGGATATACCAGGCACATACATTGATGCGCAAGGTAATAGAAGGCTCAACCCTTCGGATGGTATTTACAAATAGAATACTTTGCCCGCGCCGGGTGGAAATCTCATGCTTGGGGAGAATGCCTTTATGAATGATGCCAAAACACTTAGGAACTTTGGGTGCGAACAATAAAGCAGGGAATTCTGAGAACCACAAGCGCCCATCTGCCCAGCGCGGGCAATAAAGTTCGCCATCTCCCCTAAAACAGTTTCGGAAAAATAAATCGGAGGACCCTTATGAGCACATTTCCAAAGTTGTCTGATGGGGGATTCGTTCATATAGATACAGAAAAGGTGATTTGGAGAGTAGCCTGTTGCGATTGTGGTTGTGTTCACCATTTTGACTTCGACATAGTGGAGAAAGGTCCAATGGTCAAGATCACAGTCCACAGGAATAATAGAGCAACGGCGCAACTGCGGCGTCATTCTTTCGGCGCTTTGCAACAGGATCACACAGGCGACGCGTACATAATGCACAAGAAAGCTATTGCTAAGCCTGCAGAACAAGTTTCCAAAAAATGAACCGAGGGACCCTAAGAAGGTTTTTCCAACCGTGTATATACAGAAGGCTCATTACTTTTTCGGAGTGCTTTTTGGGAATTGGTAGAGGAACCCTTACAGCGAATGTGCACAGAGACTACTATAAACCGTGTATGGGAGATGCCCAACAAGTGGACATTCAAAATGAAATGCGTCCGAGGCTTGCTTCAGCGTCTTGTAGATGGCGCGTGGGCTGACCCGTTTGCAGGGCAATACTCCCCTGCCTTATACACTAATGATATAGAAGGTAGAGGAGCGGTCTTCCAGATGGACGGCTTGGACTTTCTAAAGATCCTTCCCACCGCAAGCATGGATGGTGTGTTGTTTGATCCTCCATACTCCGTCGAGCAATGCCTGCGTAAGTATACTTCAAAGTTCAAAGGGGCGGCTGGGCGCACAGAGTATCGGGCTAGATGCAAAGATGAAATAGGCCGCATTGTAAGACCTGGTGGAACAGCAATCTCTTTCTCTTGGGACAGCACAGGGATCGGCAAAAAGCGCGGATTTGCGCTAGCAGAGATCCTGCTAATTTGCCACGGTGCCCACCACAATGATACAATAGTCACTGTAGAGCACAGGAAAAACTAGATAGTAGTACCTTGGAGCACAGGAAAAAATAGACAGTAGTACCTTTGGAAATGGAATTCCAAAGTATAGGGATAAGCGGCATTTAGAAAAAATAGTGGTAGGACCCTTAAAACACTTTTCCAGAAACTGGTGCGACGAGATTGTGAGACCCCCGCGAAAAAAAAACACGCCCCAACGGCTGAGTTCGCGCCTCCGCAACCTAAACAGTTAAGTCAATACTTACCACTTCATTACTACACACAGCTCCAGGTTTCCCCGCCACTCTCCTCCAACCTAACCAGTTGATTCCTTCCTTCCTACTTAATAAAAGCATTACTTAATGCTCAATGCCCTACATCCCAACCGCCTACACGTGTGGGCGAACCCATGACCTTTGTACCATAGGCAGCCTATGTACGATTTCTCGAAAAAGTGGTTTGACAGCCAGCCAACAATCCACTATACTCTAGGGTGGCAGGGTGGGGGTGGAGGGAGGAGCTATAATAATGCAGCAGCACAGTGTGGCAGAGGGGCAGCACAGTGTGGCGCAATGGTAACGAGGTAAGTGGCAACAGAGGGGTAGCAGGGTTGATAGGCTTTGGGCGATTGGAATCGCAGGCGAATGGATAGCAGAGACAAGGCGGGTAAAACGAGGCACACCGCGAAAAGTCGATGTGTAAACAGTTACACAAAACGTTCCATCTCGTACAGCGCCATTTTTTCGCTCTACGTACAATATATGGTACCTGTGGGGTATATATCGTCAAGCGGCGGTGCACGTATCGTGGGGGTGTACCAAATGGTACACTTGGGTAAGAGCTTGCACAAGGGGTGGAGAATGGTGGGTAGGATTGTACACAGATCTTGGGAATGCGGTTACCCGGACGCAAGGATCGTGCCATATGCGGAAAGCTATATGAAGCTATATGTTGTACCTGGGGCA